ATATTCTAATTCTACTCCCTTTCGTACCAACAAGCTAGCGATTTTTACTGTTTCTACTGCGTTCTTCTAGTTGATGTATCGCTCGGGCAATGTCGTTACGTCCCACTGCGCCAGAGCCTGGCTTGCCCTGAAAGTAATCAGCTCGTCGCTGGGCGGCTTGCTTCCATTCTCCAGTAAAGTCATCTGAAGTGGTAAGCCCACGCTCTCGCATATAGGCACGATGTTTGGAGCGAGAATCAATTGCCACGCCATCCGTCGATGCAAGGCCCGCATAACTCCGGTCATTCCAGAGAGCCGCATCTGTAACCGTCCGCAACGGTGGCTCGTAGTCAGTCGATACCTCAATGAAATCATAGGGTGGTTCCCTCATCTGGATAAATCTGCGTTTCATTGTACCGATGGCCCTCCAACCGTGTCCTTCTCATTATGACGTTGCTGTCTAGCCATCGAATCTTGTGCAAATTTCTGCCAGAATGCAGCGCGAGTCATTTGAGCTTTCTGTTGATGTTCTTGACCCTTCAGAGCCAGCTCTTGTTGCTTTCCTTGAAGCTTCATTTGGTTTTCTTCACGCTTCAATTGAAGGTCAGCGACCTTTCCTTGAGTCTTTATCTGATTCTCCTGGCCCTTAGCAGCAAGGTCTGCCTGCTTACCTTGCATATCCATTTGATGCTCTTCCCGAGCCATTTGCATCTCACCCTGAATCTTCTGTTCCTCAGGAGATGGCTGCGGTGGGGGAGGATTCATCATCTTCTGTTGTACCGCAGCGAAAGTCTTGTCGAGTTGGCCCTCAAACTTCTTGCCAACCTTGAAACCTGCGAGCGAGAACTGGAGTAGTTGCATAACAAACGGTCCCATCAACGGGTCGTTCTGAATCAGAGGCATCATCTCCTTCAGGTAATTCGTGATCGTCTGCATATACTCAATACGATCCTGCTTCTCAGCCTGGAAGTCGATGTCGGAGAGGGAATCAGACTCGACCCGAGCCCGCAGTACAAATTCCGGCATCTTGATGAGCTGCATGGCTTGTTGGATAAGCTGTGGCTCTTCGTTCATGAAGTCCACTTGCGCAAGCTTACCAATCTCCTCCACAGCCATGTGCTTCCGCATCAGTTGAGCTTGAATGTCGAAGACGGATGAAGTGTATTCAACAACGTTCTTCTGACGTTCTTGAATACGCATCGAAGCGTACTGCGCCTTGAGCTTCTGAGCTCCAAGTGTCTCCGACGCCTTGGACGCCCCGCGAATGATATCCGACATCCCCGTGAGTTCATAGACCTGTTGCTTCACGTCCTCCCGATTCTTCATCAACTGATCGAGAGTCAAGACGATTTGATCAAGCGGAATCCAATCAACTACACCCTTGATCCCACCCTTCTCAGCGAACATCGCCCACTGATCAACGGGGACGAGAGTGTTCTCCTGTGCATTGTTAAGCAAATCCTTTAGCGCAGGCGAATTCTTGTCGTAGACGCCGGCTACACGGCAAGCCCGAACAAGCAAGCCCATCCGTGTATTGATCTCATTCAGTTCGCGGTATTGATCCGCAGCATAGTGGTAGTCAGGAATGGGGATCAGCGAACCATTGCTGACAGTGGCGAACAAAATGCGAGGGCACGGGAAGAAATCGTCCAGATCAAGAAAGTCGTCCTTCTGATCCAGAATCTTCTCATAACCCTTCGACATCCAAAGAACTTCCTTGGACTCCTTGTTCCAAATCTCGTAAATACAAGCTTGTTGGAAGACCTCGTTCTTGGTCTTTACTTGTACATCGTCTCGCTTATTTGCGTGATCGAGCGGCACCTTCTTGCCGACCTTCTTACCAAAGCGAGCCGTAAGTTGATCTCGAGTCAGATAGGTTTTACGAGCAACCCAACGGACTTCTTCCCAGGTACGTGCGGGAGACCAGAGCAAATCTTCCCAGTACACGTACTCATCCCTGACCTGCTCACCCACAACTTCCTCGTAAGTCAGAGGTTGGGCCTCAGGATTTACAGCCAACATGTCCTCAGTTGGTTCCTCAGTACGAGTCTCGATGTCAGCATGGTAGGTGTGCCACGACGTACCACACCCCGGTACGAGCAAGTCTTGAACAACTTGCTTCAAGAGATTAAATGACTTAAATCCCTTGTCATTGTGTGACTTTAACGCACGCTCGAGAATGTTACTAGCGACTCGTGCGACGTCATCTTGTACATCATTGAACTCCCGATTAACATTGGGCTTCGGCACCTGGTTAATGAGGGAGGTTGAAAGAATATTAACATTGGCAGCGAACAAATTAAATCGCCGCTCCATGGACGGATCGACTCCACTGATCTCTGCGCGATCAGCACGGTATTCCTTGACAATCTTGCGACCACGTTTACGCCACTTGTCGAGTTCCTTGTCGGCTGCGGTCAATTCTGACACCCAACGATCGTAGTCACCACCCGGCTTCCGCTCAAGGTCAGACAGTGACTCAATCTTTACGACGGATTCTGAGGCAGCCATCAGTCTCTCCACAAGCCCGAATTTGTTCTCGGGCTGCTAAATAGGTCGTCAAGCGAAAATGCGTAATGAGCACCTGCTCTTTGGTCCTCATTTGGGAGGATGATTCTTGGTTTTTCTGATTCCGTTAACTGTGAGAATACAACCCCAAGATAGCGGTGTACGTCGGCAATATGAGAGGACCAATCATGAACGGGGCGCTCACGGTAACAACCGAACTTGTCGTCCCACTCACGACGGTACGATTTCATTGCTTCGACAGCGTTTGAGCACAGAGGCAAGTTCCAGTAGACGTAGGGCAAGAGCTTTCTGGTCGCACTAATCCCATCTCGAACCTTATGGTCAGGCACGAGCCTCGGCCTATAACCACGACGAATTGTTTGCTCCACAATGCTTCGACCAGTTTGCAAATTCTTTGCCCGTGCATCATGCGGAAGGTACACCTCTCGAACATTCCGATTCTCCATTTCATCGAGGTATACATCCCATTCTTGTTCGTTATTGGAGTACACTTCGTGAACTAGAACTTGGTTCCTAGATTTCTGGAAGAACAAAAGGACTGTATCATCCGTGTAGCCGAGGTCGCAGATGACGTCCAAAGGCAAGTTAGGATCAAGAGCAAATTCACGAACGCGGTTCTCATTCTCAGCTGTCTCCATCTCAACACCATAGATGGCACCTTTGAGACTAGCTGTGAATGAACACTCGTACTCTTGATCATAGTCACTCGCATCCATCTTGGATCGAATGAGCTCTAGTTCCTCCTTTGGGAGTATCCCCGACTGCGATGCTTTGAGGACCATCGAGAATTGTAATGGATCCGCTTCCGCCTTGCGTAGGGAGTCATAGAAGTGGTTTTTACCTCTGGGTGTACCACCATTGACGAGCCATCCTTGACGGTCGGAGAGACATGGAAGAATAACTTGTGAAATAGCTGAGGGACGAATTTGAGCCATTTCATCAATTATCGCTCCATCGAGGTACATACCACGAAGGGAGTCTGCCTTCTCTGCACCTAGCAAGTATATCTTAGCCGCATTCTTTAGCGTCACCCGAAGTTCTGACTCGTGAGGTGTAGCTGCGAGTAATGGGGCGGCGAACTGTTTGAGGTACTCCCACGCCACCCGCTTCGCTTGTTGATAATCGGGTGCGATGTAGGCCAATTGAGGCCTGTTAAGTGTACACTCAAGCGCACCGATTATCAAATCATTTACAAAAGCAACTGTCTTACCAGCCCGACGATGGCAAACGATCGTAGCAAACCTCGCCTTCCTGTTATGAAAGGGGATGAATGCCTGACGAGGCTGGTAATTGATCTCTATGTTCACGGTAGATCAACTACATTAATGTTTTCAGGTCCGTACCCCATTACCTCAGCTGATTTGCGAGGGGAGTATTGCCTTAACATCTCAGGTGGGAAGTTCTTGCGCAACTCTACGCTGCGTGATTCCACTTCACCAGGCAACTTCATGTACATATCCATCGCCTGTTTGTCTACATTCTTCCACAAGGGAGACTTAGGTCTGAAAAATTCCTTAGCACGAGATGGATCATCCTTTATTACATCTTGGGCCAACTTAAACGCAAA